TATTCCGCCTCTAGCGCCTTTGCCTGATTTAACATGGACATACTTAACCATCCATCTTCTACTAAACCAAGCAGTTTTAAGCAGAGCATTTACATACTCTTGGCAACTTGGAATAGAACCATTTAAGTATTTGGCATACTTATCTGATTGGCTTTTGCGAATTACAGACTCGGCTTTATACAACCTCGTCCTTTGATTATCTCTATCTCTCACTTTCAACCTTTCCTCGATTCTTTTGGAAGGCTAGATAAGCCTCAATTGATTGGCCTTGAGGTCTGCGCAGGTCGTAATAAACCCAACCTTTGCTTACTTCATATAGATAGCCATATTGGGCTGAAGTATTATTCGTAGCGTCTCTTAACCAAAGATAAGTAGAAGCAAAAACCCTAGGCGGGTTGAACTCTTCTCCTTTATCTCGGTGGTAGGCAGAAGTAAAGTCATACACTTCGTCAGTATCTATTACCTCTTTAGGGGCGTTATGCACCTCAGGACCTAGGAAAGAAATATCTCCTAAGTTAATTAACATATCTACTTTATTGGTATCTGCGTAGTGCTCAATTAAAACTGCACCAGCATGCTTTGGATATCCGTCTGAGTGAAGACCAATAGACTTTATATGACCTGACGGGAACTGCATTCCTATAACCGCATTTGTACTCATTTATTTCTCCGTTTCCTTTGGTTAGTTAAATTGAGCCTTTTCCAGTCATGCTCAGGACATTTATTATTTACCTAGTCGAGTTTGGAACTCTTTAGGAACTTTCTTAATACATTCACTTCCAACTGCCCACCAGCCCATATAGCCAGCGGGATCTCTTTTTATTTCTTTTTCATTATCTTTAGGGTGGATTATTTTATAGCCACCATCGCCAACTATTACGCCAAGGCCTTTATTTTGTTGGCTTGTTACTTTGCCGCAAACGGTGCACCTTTCACCTTCTAGGTGCTCCTTGGCTCGGTATTTTTCACTCCACAAGTCAATAATGGAGGCCTCTATCTTTCTTACTTGGTCCATGCTTCCACCTCTCGATTGGCTTTACTTAATGCCACGCCCAATTGCGTGGTCAATTTACGGCATTGGATACAACCGCAAGCATCGTTCATTGCGTTAATGATGTTGTAATAATCTTCAACATCAATCTCGATATTTAAGGTGTAGCGGTCATTACGATATCTTTTAATCTTTGGAGCCCTTATTGCACCTGTATCTTTATCTAGCATTTCCGTCTCCTTTGGTCTCTTCGGTAGCCGATTAACGGCTAGACCGCCTTGCGGCGGTTTCGACCTTTTAGTCAATTAACTCAGAAACTATAGTTAATTTTTTATTAAAGCCTTCAATAACTTGTAAGGCTCGAATCGGCAACTTAAAATCTTTCTTCGTTGCACTATTCTTAGCAATTACAGGATAATTGCCTCGGCTCGTTACGCCTAAGAAAATAAATTTCTTGCCGTTCCAAGCGAAAGTAGTGCCTAAGGCTTCGTTTGGATTCTCAAAGCCGTAAGTTCTTCCTAGCATCCGCCACATTTGGGCTTGAGGCGTTTCAACATTGACTCCGTTTTGGATAGTCACTTCACTTGCTTGGACTTTGAAAGCATATGAATCTCCATAAGTAGTACTTACTTTGATTTTTTCTAAGTTATGCTTCTTCAAGATAGCGTCAACGGCTATTTGTATCTCTTCTGTTACTTGGCGGGCTTTATCTTTTGTTATCATTTCCGTCTCCTTAGTTCGAATTGATTACCATTTAGGCAACCAGCACGATATTCGATCTCATAAATCAAATACCGCACAAGTCGTCTAACTTTAGAATTATTCGCCATACTCTCGTCACTTTTATTAACGTTGCGCTAACTTAGTAATTATCACTCGCTCGGCCTCATTGCTCACCTCGTAAGGGTCATCGCAAGTATTGGATTATCGTCATCGCGTTACTAAGTACGGCCTCTATATCTGAGGCGGGCGTCGCTTTATTTTGTGGAGTAATTAGGGTTCTTAATTGTTACTCATTTCAGATACCTTGGCTAGGCAATCGGCCTAAGGATTTAATAACCTAATTTGGCTACATAATCTCTACTATTTAATTACGTACCTATTCGTCGTAACTCACCTTAGGTCCTCATCGAGGATGGACTTTCGTCCTATACCTAAGTTCACGTCCGTCTCGGAACTTACGCTTGGCTTTTTTCACTGATTGCCTTCGCCTTTTAGGCTAATGCCTCGCCGTGTTGCCATAGCCAAGTTTATTGGCTGTTTGACTTAAGTTCCACCACCAATATGGCAACGAGATACAATGGTTCTACAGCCATATATCTATTGCCTATGCAGAACCCTCGTTCTCACAGTTTCTCTGCTGGTGCTCTTTCCGAGGCCTCTTTATGTATCTTGGCTAGAAGTTCAGCCTTACCTTTTTCAATTACGGCTCTCATTTCAGGCGTTAATTCTTTTCTTTGATTTAATATTTGCTCAAACCATTGCTGATCTTTATTTCTTTCGCTAAAGGTTCGCCAAGGGCTATTAAAGTCTGCTGGCATAACTGGTTTAGTATTATTAGCGTAATGCCTAATCATAAGTAAGCGGGCAAACTCTAAAGTCATATCGCTATCTAAAATAGCCGCCCATGCTTCTACTCTTGCTTCATCAGGGTCAAATCTATCATCGACAGAAGCGATACCTGTTAAGAGTATTGCTACTTCCTGCTTGTTCATACTTTCTCCTTTAATTTATAGCCAACGATATTCCAAACGCTTCCCAAAATAGCGTCTTGCCACCGCCCGCAATACTCACAGGAATAATCTTCACAAGCAGTAGAAAGAACTAGTCCTTGTAATTTACAGTACCTGCATTTCATTTTAGGTTGCCAATCCAAATTAACATCTCGCCTAGTTCTATAAGTTCTTTCTTGCTAATGTAATCAAGCGAGGCTTTTTCATTAGTAAAATCAACATTGATAGTTACTGACCAATCACCCGCTTCGCCTGACCCAGTAGAAACTTCTACGTTGCCCGAGTTCAGTCCATACCATTTATAGATTATTTCATTTGCTTTCATTTGTCCCTTTCTACTCTAGTTCCCATATTGGGTTCTTATTTTGATTTAACGCAACTACGTTACTAAGCCCTCGGTTGAGTCTTTCTTGTCGGGCCGACATAGGTCTTATATTTCTTAGTGCTTTGTCCATTTGTTGCATAGATGGAACTACTCCTATCTGATTTAAGGCAGTTAGGATTTGTTCCTCGGTATAGCCTCTAGCCTCAGCCGCTTCGCAGACTTTTAATAAGGCGAACCAAGCACCTTTTCCAATTGGCTTAGGGGTAAGCCCCTCCCACCATTTCTGTGCGGCTACTTTTGACGGCTTGACCGTGTCTAGGGTTGTATCTTTTAAGGTTGTATAAGATGGTTGCTCCGAGTCAAAGTTGGGGAGTAATGGTCCAAAGTTGTGGAGTTCAACATCTATAGTTGGGGGGTCGTCATTCTGCACCCCAACTGTATTGGGGAGTTTAAGTAAGCGGTATTCAGTTGCTCTTCCTTTACTATGGCCTTTTTTAACTATTTCTACAGAACAATCACTTATCATCTTTGCTACTGTTTGCCTTACATATTCTACCGAGCACCTACTTTTCTTAGCCAACGAACTTTGGCTGATAAAAAACCAACCAGTTTCGTTAGCATGGTCAGCCATTCCTAAATGAATAAGCAATCGGGCACCGTCATATGGGCTTTTATCCCATACATGGGTCATCCACCTAATGCTCACAAATTACCTCCACAATGCGGGCAACATTTAATCTTTGGCTTTTGGTATTCAACTGCCCTGCCATTTACATAATTAGGCAAAACATAAATCTTGCAGCCATTTCGTTTATCTTTCAATCGCGAAATATAGCCTGTTTTATGGAGGATACTTAACACGCCTGAAACTGTGCCATGGTGGAGTTCTAACATATCTGACAATTCACGCCAAATAACCCCTCGACCCCTTTGAAGTTCTAGCCAAGTAATTACTTTGCGCTCTAATGCCGCCGTCATTCCTTTTATATCTTGATTGATTGCTCGCTCTTTACTTGTGTCTGTTCCGCTATGCCCTGAAGTTCCAGCGTATGGCAGTACAGGCAGTCCGTCATCAAATAAATCCGCTTGTCCCATTTCCGTTCCTATTCTTTAACTAGTTTTTGTGGTTCTACTCCTAAAATCTCGGCTAACTTGATAATGGTAGAAAACTTGGCTGGCTTGCCCTTTTCTAACCGACAAAGACTTTCCGCCCTAATACCAGCCCTCTTTGCGAGTTCGCTCTGGGTAATTAGTTTGCCTTTGCGTAACTGTTTTATCAGTTCCCCATTAACTACTGCTGTTGCCGACATAATTCTCCTTACTTGTGATGGAATTGTAATAGCCTTTAGATGGCGAACCCTAGCATTGAATAACTACGGCATTTCCATAGTTATATGTCTAGGAACTTAAGCGCCATTTAATTTGATAACATAAGCCTATCCTGCGCTATCCCGTCATAGACGCAGGGCTAAGAGCGAGATTGTGTGCCTCTCAATCCCAGAGTAAGGGCCTGCTCGCTCTTGGTTTTTAAGATAGACACGCCCTTTACATGTTGCTTAAATGGACTTGACTTGCCATACTTATTCTCTAGAAGGAGGCAAAATGACCCCAACTAATAAAGTTGAGTTTGTTCACGACTGCCTAGCGCAGTTGTCTAAAATCGATGAACAAATTTACCTACTAGACCCTGCTATTCATAAAGATCTAATCGCCTGTTTGCGAGAAGAAGCCTTACGGATACAGTTGAGCGCAGATAAAGAATTAACGCTAGTTAGTTAAACTTAGGTCTGCCAAAGCCAACAACGGCAACAGGCATATTAGGTTTAAGTTTACTGCGGTTCTTCTTTTTGAACGCTCTAATTTTTAAGCAAACTTCGCCGCCGTTTCTTTGGTCGCCTTTTTTGTCGGCAGCCGTATTGCCCTCTATGCAGGTAATAGTTCCATCTCCGTTGTCTTTTTGAACTATTCCGACATGTGAGATTCTATCGACCCCATCTCCAGGAAAGTCAAAGAAAACAATATCGCCTGCTAAAGGCAATGAATCTTCTCCTTCAAACCAAGTTTTGTTTTTCTTAAATGCTTCTGCCCCTGCTAAGGTTGATACGCAATTTGGAACTTTCACCCCTGCTTGGTTAGCGCACCACATAATAAATGAACCGCACCATGGCAATAAATTTGCTTTAGCAAACTTGCCGTATTTAGTTTCGTTATCTTTAGGACCTTCTATAGTTCCTACTTCGGCCAAAGCAATTTCGACCAGTTTGGCTGCTGTATTTAACTCTGCCATTATTTCATTCCTTTGTTTTGGTCTTTAGGATATCTTTCTATTCTTTCTTTTATCCTACCATCTTTGCCCATTCGTACTATCCAACCATCTTTTATCTGCATAGGATTAAAACTATCTACTCTCCTGTACCTACCACTGCTCATATTGACACCCAACCTAAATACTCTGCGTTTGGGTTATCTTTCAACCATTGTTCTCTTAACTTGTTTTGGTATGCCCAGTCGATATCGTTACTCATTATTTCTTTTCTTACAAGTAACTAATTACTTACCTTTTCGGGCTGAAGTCTTTGCGTCTACTTCAGAAAATGCCTCGTTAATCTCAGCGCTTGATAATTTTCCATCTACTAAGAAAGATCGAGCAAGTTGTTCGGTAACAGTAACTACTCCTAAAGTGCCCGCTAAAATAACGGCTTTAACGATATCAATGCCGATAATCGCGCCTGCGCCAATTACTGATAGTCCGCTTGCTAAAAAAACCGCGAAAATTCGTTTGGCTATCCCTATTATCTTTTCCATAAAAGTATTGCCCTTCAGTTCAGTTTTACCAGTACCTACCATCTTACTTTCTCCCCTTTGCTTTTCGTTGTTGGGGCTGAGTATAGTAAAGAAAAGGTCCGCTTGTGTAAGCATCGTTCTTAGCCGCAATTTCTAACGCTTCAGATAGGCTCGCCCCTGCTTCTAACGCTCCAATGGCATAACCGCTTCCTGAACCAACTCCAAAATAACCGCTATCAGTTAAAGAGATACTCATATCATCTGCTATCTCGAAAACTTGCCCTCCAATGGCAACTAAGAAGCAAAATTTGCTTTCGTCGTCGTCTACGTCCCATTTGTATTCGTTTTCCTTAAAAACTGCTTTTAGAGAAGGAATAACTTTCGCTATCATAAAATGGTAGAGGTCTTTCCATTCTGCATTGCTTGGCCTAGGCGGTTGCCAAATATGTTGCGCAATATCGCAAGGGGCGCACTCTCCGCTTCCTGCAATAATAAAAGGACCGCGCTCGCTTATTTTTATCATTTCTGTATGTCTTTGTACTCGCCCGCTACCTGAAGTTACTTGACTATCTGCCCCAAATAAAACTTTACCTTTTTGTTGGATAGCGATAATCGTGGTCATGGGGATAAGGGTACAAGCCTGCTAAAAGAAATAGGCTAGGCGACATCAGATAGAGCGCCTAGCCGAGTTGAAACTTTATTTCTTGACGGCCTTTTTACTTGGACTTGACTTAGAGTTTATCTTCTTCGTGAACTCTTTAACGGCTGATTCCGCAAACTTTCCAAATGCTGGATCTTTGCTATTAAAATATCTCATAGCAACAGGAACGATAGCCACCCATACAGAGTTGGCTACGGCCCACCAATCGCCTGAAGCAAAATCTATCGGGGATTTGCCTGTAAGCGCTCCAATTGCCGCCACAGCCGCTATAACAGCCCCTAGGAGGTGTCTGCCGTAACTATCTATTGCTGCTTTATTTAATTTCATTTTTACTCCTTAGTGGCAATCAATTTTACTAGGTCGTAAACATCATCGAGCCTTTGCCCAATGCCTGACTGCCGTTCTTCTAATCTTACTATACGGTCTGCTACCGATGAGCCACCATTGGGCTTGAGTTCCATAAGGACATCTTCAATAGGGCGTAGTCTTTCATCTATAAATACTTCTAAACTTCTTTTTAGGGGTTTGTATACCAATTTGGCTCCTAGGGCTAATATACCTAAAACTGCCGCACTAATAGCAGCAATTAGTTCTAAGTATTCTTGGGCAGACATGCTCTATAGGATACCGCAATATGGTTTAATTTCAGTATCAAGTCAATTCACCTAGCACCACTATGTCGCCATTATTTATTATCATTACTACTACATCAGCGACTGTTGGGGTATAAGAACTGAGGTAACGAACTCCTGTTACGGCAGTAGAAGAGCCAGAAATTTCTACACTTATTCTTGTATTGCCACTAGTCCTAGCCGTTACTACTCCAAAGTGTATAGATAGTTTATTGTTTTGGTTAGCAATACTTTTTACTATTTGAGCGAAATCCATTAACTTGCCCCTATCAAGACTTGCTCTCCAGTTGCAACGACTCTAACAGTTCTAGCGTTAGCCGACATAGTGCCTTGTGGGGTCAAGGGTATGTCAATAGAATCAATGATAACCAATCTGTCCACTTTACTACCATTAGATTTAACATAAACAACATCTTGGGCATCTAAGGTTGGGTCTACTAAGGACTCCCAGTTTATTACTTCTTGGCTCCCAACATAGATATTCAATAGACTAAGTGCTGCCCTAACCGCTTCGGTTTCAGTTGCAACTAAACTGGTTTCTATAAATACTGGCACTTCGCCAAATATTCCGAATCTATAAGTTGGGCTAGCAGGGTCTTCGTCCCAAACTTCAACTCTTATTGGGGTTACTACTTCTGTTCCTTCTATTGTATAAATAACTCCATTATAGGTAGATTTAGTTGAGATAGTTCTATTAAGGGAAGTTACCGTAGTGCCACTTCCTTCAATAAAAGTAGCGACTACTATTGAGCCATCTAGGGTTGGAAACTGATTCATTCTAACTACGCCATTTTGGTCAAAATATAAATCAAATCCAACAAGTTCTGCTATCTCTACTGAGTCTTTCCATGGGTCATTATCCTGTTCAGTTCCAAGGACTATATTAGTTATACTCACATTGGTAGTAGGAAAGGCAGTCTCAACATCAGGGTATCTATTTTTTAACAGAGCAGTTAAAGAACTCTCTAGGCTTCCTGCCACCATTTGATAAGGCTCAGTAAACTTCGCTCTTGATACTCGGATAGACCTATCTTCACCTTTTAACTGTATCTTTACACCATCATTTGTATCGCTGATTGCTACTTCAATTATTACAAATACCCCAAGAGGAACATACTCTTCAGTTCCGTCATAGTATTGAACGCCTCTATAAAGTCTTAGTTCATTACCAAATGGAGTCAGTAAATCAAAGTCGCTATCAGGCACTAGGTTGGTTGTTTCTCTATCGGTAATGAGAGTGATATCGCAAGTCCTTCTAACTGCAGAGCGAGCATCTACTTGTACTGTGCCTTCAGATATATTTATTTCCTGTAACTTTTGGTCACTTGCCCAAACCTCTGCTTTTGATATAACAACATGGTCAGTAAGGATTGCCGTTTTCAAGGCAGCACTTGACGAATACATTATTCATCTACCTCAACATAAGCCAATTCTATATTTCGGTGAATCGTTGCATCTTGCATGCTTTCAGCAGTAAAAGTTCTTGCTGTAATACGAATATACTTTTGATTTTCTAATGGGTCTTGTACAAGAATAGTTCCTTGATAATTTAACATTGGATAGAAGTCGTCCCACTCTGCTTCGGTAATTGTCTTAATAGAATAAATACCGTCTTCACCCTGTAATGGTCCCGCAACAACAATAGGTCGAGTTGCCCCTAATGGGCGAAATATTGTATTTGGCTCTTCAATATTTGTATCAAGTTGAGCGAGCACTCTTACTGAGCCAAGGTTGATATCAGGGTCACCTATCGCTTTGAACCACCATGTTTCATCATTGGTGACTAATACTTGTTGAACTGTGCCATAGGCTGACGGAAACTCATTACTACTTGCGTCAACCCCAACTGCTCTTGTTCGATAATAAACAACTATGCCTCTTGGGGCTTCATAATCTTCAGTAGTTCCAATAAAACTCGCATTGGGAGTTATGTCTTCACCTTCTCGAATTACTGAATAGGTAACGCCAGCATCATTAGACCTTTCTACCTCAAAGTATTGACTTGATAAACCTACGGTAACTGTTTGTCCAGTTACGGTAAGGGTTGCCTTACCTAGACCACTACTCCAAGAAGCAACTAAAGTTGGAACGCTTGGAATAGTATTATTGAGAACAAATCCACTGAAAGCATAATCTGAGAAAAATGGCGCACCATTAACTGACTTGGCTACTCGAACATACGCCCTATAAGTACCATTCAATAATAAGTCACCGACTACTGCGGTTTGATCAGAACTTGCTATTTGACCAGAATCATAAGTTGCAGTTGAAGTAAGAGCACTAAATCCACCAGCACCATATTGGGCAGCAGTAAAAACTTTTATTTGATAGTAAGCCTGTGTTTCATTATCTGTATCAGCGTATGCCCAAGTTACATCAGGGGCTGCTGAAGTGGTAATGGTTCCTGTTGGGGCAGAAACAGTTACGGTTGGTTTTGCTGATATATCAACATCTATGTAAAGTTCAAAAATACTTCCTAATACACCAGTATCGTTGTATTCAGTTACCTTAGCCCTTAGTCCATCTATGGTTGTTTGAGACCAATCCTCACCATTTGGAGCAGAGGTTTGAAAAGGTCCTGTAAATGTTGTTGTTGAGTTTAATCCCCTAATAGCAAGAGCAGAGTGAAAGTAATTTTGATTATCGGCTCTACTACCAAGATAAACATTTATTCTACCTGCAGCAGTTGGAGTTAAAACCCTTGCCCTTATTCTTACTCTTTTAACTCTTTGACTTGCAGTGATAGTTGTAGTTCCAAAATCAAGTAAGGCACTCGCTTGTCCGACTATGGAAGTGGACTTTGAGAAAAATGTAGTATCGCTATCATCACTTGTTGCGGCGTTTAAGGTAGGAGAGCCACCTGAAATAGTAAACAGGGTAGAACCTGAAGCAGTGGCGTTAGGGCGAACTACAGTAATTGCCATGATTAACGACTTCTATAATTGACTTGGTTACCTATTGCGGTAGCAATAGTGGTTGCAGTAACTGTTGGAGTATATTTATTAGTCGTTATATTTACTGTGACTGGTGGTCTTGCGTTCATAACGGGAGAACCATAAGTGTTAAGTGATTGAGTCGCTGCAAATGCTGTTCTTTGGGCAGGAGTTCCGATATTGGGTGGTGGAGTTGGCTTAGCAAATGATAAAGGATTGTATTTATTCGGACCTGTGAATTCTGGTACGCTTACAATCTTAGAAGTTTTCTCTGTTGAGTTTGAAGCCTTTTGAACGGACTCTATCAATTTTTCAAGGTCTTTGTTCATTTGTTTTATTTCTTCGAGTGCTGGGCTTACTGATGGTCCTGCTGATGAACCTGCCATGGCAGCAGCAATATCATCAGCGATACTTTTAGCCGTTGCAACCATAAGTGCTCGTTTAGCCTCTAATGCCGCAATTAACTTCATAGCCATATCAGTTCCTACATTTCCACCGAAGTCTCCTAGTGGTTTCAAAACCGCTTCAATATCGTTTTTAATAGCAGTCATTTGTGCATTTATGCTATCTACTTCTGCTTTTGAACCAGCGACAAATGCTTGGGCTATTGCTACGGCGTTGCCGTAAAATACATTACCCATATCTGTACCAAACTTAGTTGCTTGGGTATTGATTTGAGTATAAAGACTATTGATTTGTTTTATTTGATCAGCACTTGCAGTCGTTAATAATTGAGCAGTTTCGCTCGCTGCTTCTGGTCCTGCCTCAAGTAGTTGTTGTATGTAGTCTTTACTCAACCCTGCTGCTAATAATTTCTCAATATTCTTACCGAAACCTACTACTTGGGTTAATCTATCTGTAAGTTGCTTAACTATTGAATCAATACCTGTGGTGGCTTTTCTAACCTGACTAATAACTAAACCACTGCCTGTCTTAGTTACTCTTAAAATAGCATTAGTATCAGTATCGGATAGGTTAATTAAGGCTCGAGCGAAGTCTTTAATACCCTTGCTTAAATCCTTTTGGAAAGTTGCTTGCTCTTTTAGGATATCGTTCAATTCGTCCGTGGTCTTCTTAAATTCTTCAACGGCAAGTTCTCGTTTACCTGCTAGTGCGATTAACTGTTTTGTTTGCGTATCTAAGAATTGAATTATTTCGCTCTTACCTCTTTGATTGATACCTTTGAATCTTTCTTCAACTGCCTCGGCTAAGTCTTTATACATATTTAGAATAGAATCAACTGTTGCGTCAGCATGGCTTAAGGATTTAGTAATCTCGCTTGGTGTGCCGAAAGGAGCACTTAATAGTTCTTTGAACTTAGCCATTGCCCCTTCTCTTGATTTGAGGGCATCTTCGTATACTTTTTTGGCGGCGGCTAATTCTTCTTTAGTTTTGGCTGCTGGCTTAGTCGACGTACCTAGTTTCGATAAATCTAGTTCGCCTTCTACGGTTCCAATTTTAGGTCCTTTTACTTTTTTCTTACCTAATGCGTCTAGATTGTCAGAAAACCCCTCAACTGCTTTAGCGGCACCGTCAAAGAAATTACCAATTCCATCTGTCATATCCTTCAAGCCTTCGTAGGCTTTCTTTGCTTCTGGATTTATGAAAGATAGTAACTTGAATAATGCCTTGGCTGGCCCAGTAATTAAGTTTGCTAAACCTTCTGCGAAAACCCCAAATGCTCTAATTAAGAATCCAGCAACCTTCAATCCTACTTTGCCTACTTCAATCATTATTTTTCTAAAAGCCTCAGACCTATTCCATAACAACATAAAACCTGCAACTAAAAGAGCAACAGCGGCAACGACAAGACCTATTGGGTTCATGCTCATAGCAACGTTTAACATAAGTTGCGCTTTAGTTAAAGCCTTAGTCGCTTTAGCCTGTGCGCCTTGAATAGCAAGCATTACAGCACTGTAAATATTGTAAAGTTTGACTTGAACTAAATAAGCAGCGACCGCAATTCCAAGTGCTATAACTGCCCCATATAGGACTTGAAATAAAGCAGCGTTACGTTGAATAAATCCGCCTATTACGCCTAGAGTTTTAATAAATAAAATTACCGCCCCTATTGCTAATTTTATGGCTGGAACTATTAGTCCAGTAAATACTGGCGCAAATACTGTAGCAATTGCTTTAACGAAAGTAACTATATTTGTAACTAAGCCTCGTATGAAGCCTATAAAACTCGTTATAGCCGTTCCGTCAGCAAATTGCGCCTGTATATTTTTAAGTATTGGACCAAGAGTACTACTTAGAGCCATTGAAACTTCTCCAATAACAGGCTGTAAAGCATTGCCAAGAGCCTTTTTAGTATCCTCAACACTTTTAGCGAAATCTCTTTGAGCCCTTTGTGCTGGGGTCAAAGCCTTAGCAGCGAAATCTCTATAAGTGGAATTCAAAACTGTAACAATTGCTGCTGCTCGCTCACTTTCAGTTCCAGACTTAATCATTTTTTTAGTCTGAGCGTCTAATACGAAACCTGTTTTAGTTAAAGAAGCAAACTGTCCATTAAGCGCTTGAGCCAGTCCGTTAGTCATGCTTCTAAATTCATCAGCGCTTGCGCCAGCGCCTTTTTCAGCAACTACATAATCCAATATTGCTGGAGTTAATGTAGCGATTGTTCCGCCATGTAAATCGAAAGTTGCTAACTGGGATTGGACTGTGGTTATATTTTGTTGCGATATACCAGTTAAAGCCTCTAAAGCCGCTGAATGTCGGTTTAGTATTCCTATTCCTTCTTCAGTTGCGCCGTTCGTATTTAATAATAATCGTCTTAATCTATTTTGTGCGGCGCCTGACTGTTGGGCTGCTTGAACTGAATCTCGGCCAAGTTTAACAGCAAATAAACCAGCAGCAGTTGCGGCGGCGAAAAACCCCAATCTTAATTTATTAGTCAGCACTCCTGAAGTTTTATTCGCGGCTAAATTAACTGATTCGGTAGACTTAGCGGCTTTCTCCATAGCCGAAGTAAACTGCGAAGTGTCGGCTTTTAGTCGAGCGAGTACATCAACGACTGACATTTACTTTCACTTCCTTCTTCTAGCCTCTTGTTCCTGTTCCCATATCCGCAATCGCTCAAGTGCTTCCCACTCTGATAACTCAATAGCAGAGATGGGTTGGAAGTTTGGACTGCCGTATAAAAGTTCTTCGACAGTCCTACCCAAGCGTTCGGCTAATTCGAAGACGAATCTTCTATAGCCGTTGCGGAGGAATCTTTTCCCACTTCATCGGCACTTTCCTGCGTGAATCCCGATAACCTCATACCAACTGCTGCTAAGCGATCTAACGCTGTTGCTGCTTTGGCAAGCAAGGCTCCTCGGTCTGCTGGCTTAAATATCTGTTCGCCTGATACTGAATCAAATGAAGTAGCAATTACAATTTCGGGATAAACAAACTGGAGATTAACTCCACCTTTATTGTCTATTGCTAAATCCATAATACGGGTGCGCTCGGCACCAGTCATACCACGAACTTCTACTTTAACACTCCACTCTGGAACTTCTACCATCTCTGATGGAATATCCTGAGCAGATAAGATTTGGTCTCTAATGGACACGATTTCTCCTTTTGGTCTCGTTGGACTCGGTTATTGGGATTCTATTGCTTTTAATTATTATTAGTAAGCACCGCGGGTGACGGCACCTGTAATTTGGAACTCTGCTGAATAGGAAACAATATCGCCTACTCCTGCTGAGGATTCGTATGAAGTCAAGAAAGCCTCGCCTGTGTACTTTGTAAAAGTAGCAGTTGAACCTTCGGGACCATACTCAAATGATACTGAATCAGTCTTTCCTACGATAGCAGCCAAGTGCGTATCTACTGTTGCGTCAAATGAACCTTCAACGCTGATAGTTGCACCTGTGAAGCCAATTACGTAAGAACGATCAGAGGAACCAAATGAGGTTGTCTCTAAAGTTTCTGCTTCCCGAGGGAAAGAAACTGAGTTAAGTGTATTACTGATATCGGTAAGTGTGCCAGCGTTATTATCTACTTTGAATACCGCTGACTTACCATGTCTGAATGTTGGCATATTATTATCTCCTTGAAAATGCGACGCTACGGGTTATAGCACCTGTGCCTGTTGCGATTGTGGTTCTTGTCCTCAAGTAACGATTTACCGTCGTTCCTGAAGCAACTTCATATCTTTCTGAATCTAGTCCAGCAATTGCTACTGTTCCAAATACAGCCAAATCAGCAAAGGTTGTATTGTCTGCTGAATGTTGTACCGCGATTACAGTAGTTGCCGTTCTAGCGTTTGCAGTTACATGCAAGTGCGCCACTCCACCATTAGTAGATGAAGCAGTATTATCAACACCAGTAGTGTTGGTTGTGGCAGATACGGCAGTCTGGCAAATTAACCAAACCCCCGAATCTAATCCTCCATTTGCTATTGCCTCTGCTGATACAGAAACAACATCAGTTAAAGGACTACTAATCTCATACGAGGTTGAGGACGCTGCTGCAAGAATGGCTCTTCCACCGATACTGGTGCTGTCGTTAGATATTGTTACTACTTTAGGAGTATTACTTCCTAGGGCAGCAGAAAATATTGAGTCCGCACTGCTAGCGGTTCCATCAAATAATCCTCCGAAAGATATTGAGCCTTCATTATGGCCAACAATATAAGAGCGGTCAGATGAGCCAAAAGTTGTAGTTTCAGGGACATCAACTGAATAGGCGGCGGTCGCGCTATTTAAGTAAGTAGTTAGGTCGAAATCATCACTTAATACGGTGGTATTTTTACCATGGCGGAATGTAGGCATTATTTACTCTCTTCGACTGGGCGTTGGAATTCTGTTCCATCTTGAACAAATCCATCTTTATCGCCATCTATTGCTTCTGGGTCAAAAGTAACTTTGGGTTCAATTATGGGTTCAATGATTTTCGTCTTACCATCAGAGAGTTCAATTAAACCTTGGTCTAATAACCACTTGGCTGATTTCTCTGGAATATCTGAAACAATAGTTCCCGACTCTGCTCGCTTATCGGGTGGATAATCTATACCTGTTAAGACTCGGTATTGTGTCATTAAGTTTCTCCTCTGGGCAACACAGACCCAACTACCTTGGGCCTAATGGCTCTGCATGTAGTGGGGTCTCTTTGGACTCGGTAAGCAAAGATTAGCACTAATTTACTTAATAAAGTGGCTACGCCTTACTTTAGTATTGCTATATCTGTAACTCTTATTTCAGGATACATACAAAAAGTTAAAACTCCTGACTCAGATTTTTCGCCTGTTATCTCTCTCCACCAATCGCTTCCGCCATCCATAGCAGGGGCCTGCAGCCACATACACCCGCCCCAGTCAGCGGCTCTAAAGTGGTGAAAATGCCCTGAAACTAATACGTCGGCTCCACCAACATTTTGGCGACCTAATGATTGTCCTTCTAGCCATCTTCTTAACTTTTGTTCGCTACCTTGCCCGCCCCGCCTAGCGGCATGACCATGAGTGATTCCTAAAACCCAGCCCGCGACCTCTGCTGTGATACTTAATCTGTCCTTTGGGATAGCAAACTGAATATGACCAAAAGCCTCTGGATTAGTTTCAAGGATTTCTGCTACTTGCTCAACTATTGCTACATCGTCATTATCGTTTAAGGTCGTGTAAGACTTGCCTGAACTATTACGATTCTCGCCATGGTTGCCCGCGACTGCCATAACTTGGACCTCTACAAAGTATTTACTCCACCGTATTAAAGCGTCTCTTAATAAACGCCTTGCTACTTTAACTTGATCTCGTCGGTCTAACTCAACGCTAAAAGTCTGTTGAGCGTAATGGCCTACGCAACCTTCTATTGAATCTCCAGTCCATAAAACTACTAACTTACCTATTGGCCTTTTTAATTTTTCTAACTCTTTTATACGGATTTCTACTTTATCTATTCCGTTAAGGATACGCTCGATAGTTCCTTTTAATCCATCTCCATCTGCCTTGCCGATTTGCCAGTCTGATAAGACGACTACGAAAGCACCTTCACCAATGAAATTAGTTTTTAACTTAGGTTTATATTTTTTAATTTCGTTTTCTAATTCATTAAACTCTTCTTTGCTACCGCTATCTTTAACTTGAACGACTTTACCTTTCCATTGACGGTTCAATGCGCCATCAGGATTACCCCATACGTTAAATAAAACTGGCTCAATTACTCGGAAGTTTTCAGGGTCTAATCCCCAAATGCGTAGTATCGCGTCCCAGTTGGGCGCTTCTTCTAAAGGTAAAGCATTAGTGGTAATCGTTCCTTCGTTACCATTCCAAATAACTCCTGCTTGCCACTCCGCACCAATTTTATTTAATTTTGGTTCGCTTGTTGGGTTAGTTGTTGTACTTAAAAGTTTATCTATCTCATCGTCTAGGTTCATAGACAAGAGCAACCTCCGCCTTTCGCCCTTCTGCGATGACGGCGCATAACTTCAGCGCTCACTCCAAAATCAAATTCTTTTAGTAATTTCACTAGGTCTAAAGAAAGAACTGCCGAGTTGGCCATTAACGATATGAATTTACTTTTAGTTGGTTCTTCTAAACTTTCGATAACTCTTTTAACGGAGCAGACCATACCGTTAGATTTTTTAGTAGGCGTAAAATTATCTAACGCTTTATCAAAATTAAGCGACTTGTTGGTTAATTGCTTTGCATCTTCCGCAGTTGAGTTTCCACGGTCTAGAGAGGAACTCAGCAAGGATTCTGTTACAGCGCCAGCATCTTGGATATTCGTCACGGTTTTCCCCTCGGGCGTAAGGGTCTCGTTTACCCTCTTGCTCGGCCAAGTTTACACATCCACATGGCAATCTAGGTTAAACACGACACGCGGCCTGTCTAATTGGTCCGCACCAAGAGGATACAAACCGCCAGATGAAGATACTCTCATTACAGTTACGCCGCCTACGCTTACATTTGTCATACCAGCAACTAAAGTCCTTAAAGTGTCTGCCAAGTCCCTAGCGGTAGGGTAATCATCTCTGCCAGCCCTAACGGCAATTTGTACGCTCGGGCGATCTACTTCAAAGGCGGTTGCACCAAAAGTTTCAATAGGGGCTACTCCTTGGTATTCATAAACACAAGCGCATAAGTCAGGAGTGTCGGGCATTTTCATTAAAAAAAGATTAGTTCCTAACGTCAAGGTAGCGTTATTATTGTCTATGTAAGTTCCTACTGCCTCTAATATAGTCGCCATTACTTACCCTAGCCCTCTAGCGACTGCGGCGCTCAGGCGGGTCGCCATCCCCTTTATTTGCCTCTTTACAGGACCTTCTAGGAACTTTGCATTAGTTCCAGGATTGTGGCGGGCTTCTAAATCTTCGTGGACATAAATACCGTAATCAGCCGCGGCCCCTCCATAACTAATCTCAACTACTACTTGTCCCATTTCAGTAAAAGGTAAGCCTAATTGCCCTGAGTTACGCAAGTTGCCTGTATCAACAGGCACTTCGGTTTGGCTTTGAGCGAATACTGCCGCTGCTTCTCTATAAAGACTTTGCTCTAAAGCCTTAGCCGCTCTAGGCCCGCCCTTAATCAACAATTCAGTTAATTTGCGGAAGTCAATTTCGACCTCCATAGTCCTTTTAGCGCTAGCCATTTAACGCTCCAAAAGTAACAATGGTATGGTGAACAGTAGGAGTTCCATTAGCACTATATTTGACTTTTTTAACACTTATTATACGAGGGTCAATAGTCGAGTCAGGCAAATCTAATCTGTCGCCTTCAGTAATATTAGCGTCCGACATTATGTAAAGTTTGCCGCCTTCTGAGACTTGGTTGCCTTGTTCATCTCTAGAAACTGACTTCTCGACTACTAAATGGCAAGAGTAAGCAGTACCGCTGGCAGATATAGTTTTCTTGCCGTAATTATTCAAACTTGAAGCGCTATAGACAGTGACAGTATGTGTCATGTCGTCTAGCCAATGAGAGGGCTGCCCTGATATGTAAGCCATATTCCTCCCAGTTTATACTGTGTAGTCGTGAAGTCCTGTACGGAATTCGGTACTAAATACTGTTTGCGTTCTGTCTTCTGTGCTAACAATAGCAGAGGCGTTAATCTTTGGAGTAGGCGGAAAGAGGTCAAGTTCTTGCGTTCTAATGCTTCTGGCAAGTTCTCGAAATTGAGTTGCAGATTCAGCATAAGACTCAGAGATAGAGAGGTCTCCAATACTTCTTGAATAGTTAGTTTTGTGTGAGTATTTCGCTGCAATAGCCTCTGCCGCATAAGCAGCAGCAGCATATACATTTCCCCAAACTGAAATTAGGTAGTTTACTTCAGCGTCTTGTAAATGAGCATCAGTTGAGTCAGTGTCTTGAATTAAAAATCTTACTTTATCTCTATCTCCTGATGTGGGGTCTACATAGGTAAATGCCACTACATACCACCGAGCATTAAGGAAGTAACTCTTGCGTGGTTCTCATTGACAGCAGAAGGCAATATGTCTGAGGTTAAAGCAACTGTTCCAGTTGAGTTTGGCAGAGTAATTGTATTATCTTGGGTTGGGTCTGTAACTGTAAGAGTAGTTTCAAAAGCATTTGCAGTTGCGCCTTCAAATATAACGCTTGTTGTAACTTGTGGAGTATCAAGGAAGGTATCAACATCTGTTGCTAAATTAAGAAACGCAGTATGAATTGCTGGCGCATCAGAAGCCGTTGGGTATCTAAACCCCTTAGTTGTTGTACCTGCCATGATGAACTCCTATTGCTTAGTAATTAGATAACTATTGTTGAGGCTTCTTCTGCTGTTAGTGGTTCGCCAGCAATAAGTTTAGCCTTTGCGCTTGCTTTTAGTGCGGCAAGGGCTGTTGCTACTGCTTCTGCCTCTGCTCTGCGAGTTGCCGAGGCTGCTGCGTCTACTTCCCGTTGAGCAATTTCCTCAGCAGTTAATGGACGCACCGTAGTTTCCCCTGTAGCACAGTTTACTTCAACTGCGGTTAATGTTTCGGTCATTTGTTTCTCCTTAGTTAGTTGTTAGATACCGTACAAGTAAAATGTAGAATCTGCTTGGAAGGTGCTGGCTATATCTGTAATTTGAAGTGAAGTTATTGCAGTAGCACCGTCCCAACTTCCTGAAGCAATAGTTGTAAATGCTTGGTTAGCGTGGTTATATGCTGAAACAGTAAACACTACCCAACTTTGATTTAGTGCTGAGGTGTAGCCAGGAATATAATATTCAGCATTGCAAAACTGATAGGAACCAGTATTTGTTCCTCCAATATTAGTGTGTTCGCTAGCATCTTGACCAACTACTCCCGACTCACCAAAGAATCTTCTATTCTCGTAAGTAGTGGAATCGCTATTAAATCTAAGTACCATATCCGAGTATGAACCTCTATTAGATTTTGCGGATACTTTTACTAATAAATCAGTATAGGTTTGAGGTATACTAGTAAAATCCACAGTCGCATTACTTGATGTTAGGGTTTTAGCCTCTATTAAAGTATATGTATTTGCCATTATGATGCCTTTATTCCGTATAGAGCGATTGTTGAGTTATTGGACCAAGCAGATGATGAATCGTTAAAAAGAGTAACTGAAGTGATTGCTGATGTGTCTCTCCATACTCCTGTATGCATTCTCACAAAATCCGCCCCTGATATTGCATACCCCGTCAGAGAAATCGTTGATTTACGAATTACCGTACTAGAATAGTTCATAATGTTAATAACACCCACACTAAATTCAGTATTTTGAGAGTTTACTGGATATAGTCCTGATGTGTCTCTTTCATCTGCTAGTGATCCGCCACCAGCACTAACCCTAACGCCACTATAATTACCGTCAGTAGTATCTCCATTAAATCGTAGACGATTACCCATTAAGCCAGCAGATGCGTTTTTTACTTTGATAACCATAACCAAATCAGTATAAGTTGCGGGTATGCCACTAAGGGTTATTACATCAGCACTACCATTTCCAGTTGCACTTGCTATAAGTTCGTATGTTGGCGTTGGCATTATTTTATTACCCCTTTATTCCATATAGAGCAAAGTGTGAATTTTCCTTAAATGAACCCGTATCAGGAGTTAATGTAATACTACTTATGGCAGTAAGACTTATGTACGAACCTTGCCGTAATAACATGTGTCCACCGCTACCATTTTGGTCAAATCCTTCAAGAGATTTCCAAACTTTATATTTACCTGTATTGGTATAATCTATAATATCTAATATTCCTGGACCAAATACATTGCTTTGACCTGTATCTCCCATAGTATAAAATGGATAAGCATTAGTACCTGCAACACCACCCTGTAATCCATTTTGGTCAGGAGTACCAGCACCATCACCATACACTTGAACTCCTGTATACATACTGCCAGTATCTCCATTAAACCTCATAAGTACATCAACGCTAGTAGCACTTACAGTACCTCGTATATTAGCCCTAATTTGTAAATGTTTATAGGTAGCAGGAATAGAACTAAAACTAATACTTGCACTACCACCTGAACCTACTGCAAATGTCTGAATAGAATCGAAGGCAGTAAGACTAGCCGTACCAAAAGTGCGCAACCCACCAAAACCACCAGCAGAGCCACCTGCGCGAGAAGCAATTAACGGCATAATTGAATCTCCTTTAGGCGAACTTGGTTTGTGTTTCTAGGACGGTAAATGTAGCAGAGGCGGTCTTAATAATAGTGAAAGAGTACGCATCAATAGATGAAGCATTACCAGCAGTAATAGCAGCAGGAACTTTAGGAGTTACTGCGTTGCCATCAATAGTAATTGCGCTTGGATAGTAAGCAGTTGCTCCATTGGTATTGAGCCAAACAACAGTAAGTGAATCACCTGTGTTCATAAAAGTATTTAATGAAACGCTACTTGAGTATCTAAAGTTCAAAGTATGGTTCGCTGAAGCATTTGAGGTGTAGTACCAAATTGAAGCAGTAGTTATATCGAAGTTAATTGTTCCAGTTGCCGCAGAAGCCACAACATTTATATCTTCATTCAAGCCTTTAACTATATTATCTTTGAGAGTTCCTGTAGCAACATTAGATGAATTTAGACCATTATTGGTTGCGGTATTGATTGTTGGACTTGTCAAGGTCTTGTTAGTAATCGTCTGCGTTCCTGTATCTGAAACAAGAACTGCATCAGAGTTTCCAATAGTTGTTCCTCCAGGAAGTAGCAAAGTATTGCTTGCTGCCTGAGCATGAGTTTGGCTTCTAATCTTTTGTCCGTGGCTATTTACGGCGCAATTAAGTTGAATCATTCCCTCTGTTGATGCACCACCTTGTACTTCAAGAATGTATGTGGCAGGTAGAACGGCTAGGTTGCCTGAAGCGGTAGTTGTCGTTCCACCTAATACTGGACTTGTTAAAGTCTTGTTAGTAAAAGTATCTGTGGTTGCTTTACCTACAAGAGTATCGGTTGCAACTGGAAGTGTAAGAACTGAAGTTCCAGCCGCAGCACCTGAAACTACTGTGGTCGTTCCTGATGTAGAACCTGAAAGTCTTACACCAGTAGTTCCAAAGGTAGGCAGAGTATTAAATACAACTGCGCCTGTTCCTGATTCATCAGAGATAGTTGCTGCTAAATCAGCAGATACGGTAAGGACTGCGGCTGGTGCTCCATTGACGGTTATTGCCATATTATGCTATCTCGCTTCCGAATAGAGAAATAGAAAGATCAGTTGTAGAGCCTAGAATATAAACTTGGTCGGTAGCGTCTAGTGTAATTCCTAGAGTATAGGAAGTAGTTGTATTCGCTTTACTGGTTACATCATAAGCAATATAGTGTTTTTGAGCCAAGGTAGCGTTGTTTGGCTGAATAGTAATTCTGTAAGTTCTATCGGTGGCGCTGGTATTGGCTACAACGATGCTTGAAATAATAGTTTCAGTTGCCGCTGGAACTGTGTACATACTTGCTAAAGATGTAGTAGTCGCTTGTTGAGCAAGCACCTTATACGATGTTGCCATTTATCCTCCTATTAACAATAACGGGTGAAAACGCCCAGATGCTATTGTAGCAACTGTAGCAGCAGATGCGGCTGCGGAACTCGCTGAAGCGTCTGCTTCTGCAACTTCACCTGTTAAATCTGAACCTGATACTGGGTAAGAACCAGCGTTCAATAATGTGTATGTCGCAAATGCGGCATTGACCTCAGTATAAGTGGCGTAAGCAGCAGGAATATACCAGTACTCGCCAGAAAGAGGAATTTCATTTGTTGCTTGAGTTATTAAGTTATCAAATGTAACTAAGTTAGCCTCAAACTGAGCAAAGGGAACTTCAAGAACTAAGCCTACGAAAGTTGTAGGAATTGTTGGAACTGGTGAGATATCTGCAAGGTTTAGAGTTCCAGATGTAGCAGCAGGAAGAGTAATGGTATAAGTTCGCCCATCAGGAAATGCTTCTTCTACTGTGTATTCAAACTCAGGAATAACATCTGAGTCATTAGTTGAGGGTAGGTTGGTAGTAAAAGAGCCATTAGAATCCAAAGTAACTGCAATGGTTGAGGGCACTATCATTTGGTCAGATAAAGAGTTTCTTAACATATCTGAAAGAGTAAACTGGACTTGTCCTGCTATAGCGTCACCTAAATAGTTCTTGAAAGTTCCTGCTAAAGCAACTTGGGTTACGGTAGCGGCAATAGCCATTATGCGCCACCCAACATTAAGTTAAAATTAAATTGTTTGACTGAAGCAGCAGCAGTAGCAGCAGAAGCAACAGCAGCATTTTTATCCGCCAAGATAGCATCACTATCATCATCAATTGTTGCAAGCGAAGTTTCAAGAGTAGTCAAAAGAGTATTTGCGGTAGTGAGGCGAGCGACAGGTACATACGGGTCAGTCATTTTACAATCCCATCAAAAGAAATTGATTTATGCCAGCAACTTGAGCAGATTGGGCTGCAGCAGCAGCATCAGTAGCACCGACAGCAGCAGCCTCTATATTATCTTGAATAGCAGTTACTTGGGTGACTGCAGCATTGGCGGTAGTCAAACGACCCGTAATTGCATTGAACTGGGTAGTTGTAACAAATCCTGCGGCAACAGCAGCACTTACGGCAGGAGATAAGTCAGCGATATCTACTGCGCCACCACCTGCTGGGAGTACGATATTGAAAGTTCTACCACCTGAGAATACTTCTTCAACCTCGTATGAAAAGGGTTGGGGAACTACATCTGAATCATCTGTTACTGGGAGAATAACGCTAAATGAGCCGTTCGCATCTAGGACTTCAGTAATTACATTATTTACAATAATCTGATTTTGGTCAGTATCTTTAATGATTGTTTGTGGCGTAAAGGTTACAGAGCCAGCCACAGGATTACCAACAAGGTCTACATAAGTTCCCGTTAAGGTAACTACTTCTAAATCAACTGTTAGAGCCATTACTTAAGCCCCTAACTATACGCCTTGTCGGAGAACTGCTACTGATTGAGTGCTTGAAGCAACAACCCCGAAAATGGCTTCGCCTTGATTTAATTCTGCACTAAATGTTGTACCTGCTGTTAAAAGAAAACCATAGGAAGCGGTAGTGACTCCTGCTCCACCAATATAAACAGTTGCCCCACCTGTTGGATTCTGAACTGAAACACTTGAACCGTCTTTACCTCCATCAAGAGAAGCGTTGAGTGCGGTAGCAGAAGTAGTAACTGAAACTATTGCGTGACTAATTGCCATTTGAACTCCTTTGAAAAGAGTGATAATCCATTACTGAAATATCACTCTTTCTAAATAATCGGGTGAATCTTTAGGCTATGCGGTAAATTGATACTGTTGTTGGAGCGGTCACAACTACTTGCCAACGAGATGCTTGTCCAGCAGTCGCAGCAGTTGTTGCAAGTCCTACGATTGTTACACCAGTTCCAGCAGTCAAAGTAGCAACAAAGGCTGCTAAGTTAATATAACTGTATTTAACACTTGTTCCTACAACTGAACCTAGTTCTGCAATAAGAGCAGCAGCAGTCGGTGTGGTGATAGCCCGTGCTGTTGTAAGAGTCGCAGTGTTTATACCACCAAGAATACCTGCTGTTGTAAGTACCATTGAGGCACCATCAGTGATATTTGTTACCGAACGAATCTGTTGCAAGTTACCAGTTACAGTGAGTCCACCAACAACCGCTTTGCCTCGCGTAATTCTATTAAACATATTTCTCCTTTTTGGAGAGGGAGAGGCTTTTTAGTTCCCCTCCCTACTCAATTTAATTAAGCGACGACTGTATCCCAGAACCAACCGAGATCGGAAGCAATAACTTTATTATCAAAAGCCATTTCTCCTTCAATGCGGTCTGCCTTGAGAGATTCCATACGGAATGAACTTACGCCAACTGTTGAACCGATACCGCCTGATACACCTGTCCATGAGAAAGAGTATCCAGCAGAAGGGGTTAACAAGCCTGGAGTTGGAGCAACATAAGCAAGAAGGGCTTTCTTTCCAGAGGTAAATGAATACGCCTGTGAAGCACCTTCGTTGTTTGTAGCCTTTACAGCCTTTGAGATGATAACCCGAGGAATATCAAACATTGCTGCCAACATATCAGCAGTAACAGTTTGTGCAGATGTATATTTAATACGATCTACGATATCAGGGTGATTCTTTAGTGCACGGAATACATCGTATCCCAATACTAAAGTGTTTGGCTCCATACCAGTTGTTGAAAGAATACCTGCCTTAGCGTCTTCGATATCATCAATTGGGTCTGAAGAAGCATAGTCTGACCATTGCTTTACTTCATTTGTTGTAGGAGAACCTGAAACACCATCGTAATCATTAGCCCATACAGAACCAGCAAAGAAGTCTGTGTTCCATTGGATTTCTTTACGAAGCATTAAACGACGAGTTACAAACTCTGTCGCTTCGCGAAGTGGGTTGATAGGTGCATCTGAGTTAGCAAGAGTCTGGTCATCTACGTCCTTATGGAACGCAAATACGTCTGCGCTATAAGAACCAGTTGAAAGACCATAACCTCCACCAGCAGATTCAGTTCCACCAGCGCGGCGTTGAGCCTCATCGCGGAACCAATCGTTCTTGGTATAGGTAAAGAATTTGTCAGACTTCTTGTCCACAGGAATTACTGGGAACACCTTGTCTGCAATAAAGTTGTCTTGATTTTGTAGATAGGCGATTGAGATGTTAGTCAGAATCGCGTCTACGTGTACTGAGTTAATACTTGGCTGTGGCATGGTTTATTCGCTCCTTATGCTGCTCTGCCAGCGTTGGCGCAAGCGACAACGACGGTTACGATTTCGCCTGACGCTCCACCAGTAACGGCTTGAGCGACGGCAAACTTTGTTGTATCTGTTCCATGAACAATTGCAACTCCCGCACCTGCTGATGTTGTACCAACAACTGCTGCTGCGGCAACTGTGCCACCTAGAACTAACTTGCTACCACCTTGAACAAGAACTTCTGCTTCTTGTCCTGAAGTTGGTGCGTTTTGTAGAATACCAATCGGTAAATCTGTGGCTGCTGCTACCGCTGCTGCCTGACCGCTTGAGTTCAACTTGACGAATGTGTACTGCAAAGCAGATAAATCAGCGGCTGCAACGAGCGTGATTTTTACACTATAATTACTAATTTCATATGCCATTTTACTTAGCACCCTTCTCGTTTAGGTATTGGTTGTACAAGTCTGTATTTTGAGTAACAGCATTAGCAAATGCCTGCTCAAACGTTACGCTACTTGTATCAGCAACGGCCTTAGCCATGGAACTTAATTGCTCGTAAGCAGATCCACTATTAGGAGTTGATGACTTGCCGATTTCGGCAAATATGTTTGCTGACTCCGCTTGAGCATTAACTGAATTAAGCGCGTCTTCGAAAGACTTTGCTAACTCTTCGTTAATTTCTGCTAACTGGCGTAGTGCTGGGCCAATTTTTTCTGCGTCAAGGCCTAAGAATTTCCAAGCCTTTGCTTTCTCAATTGACTCACTATCAGCGCGGGCAACTCTTTCTGCTTTTAGTACTTCTTCTGCACTATTAGCGCGAGCGGTTGCGTCTGCTGCTGACTTCTCTAAATCTTGTAACATTTTACGAAGTGGCTCTGGAGCCTCTTTCACTAATGAAGCGGTATCGATAACTACTTCATCGTCTTCTGACTTCTTAAGTTTGCCCTTAGCAGTTGCTAATTCTTCCTCAAGCATTTTGATTTTCTTCATCATGTCGTCATAAGACATTTTTTTCTTATCATCATGCATTGACTTTTCTTTTTCATCTTCATGCATTGACTTCTTTTTCTTATCTTCATGCATCGCCTTATCTACTTCATTAGTAGACTCGACTTCAGAAGTTACTTCCACGTTATTGTCTGACATGGCTTCCTCCTCAGTCCCTTTTTGGAACTCGTTTGAGTTATTTTTCTTATCGCTTAGGTCTGAAAGAAGGTCGTCTACGCCAGTTAAATTCTCTGACTTAATAACTAACCAACCTTCATGAAGGTGAGCAGGGTGGTCAACGCCACTAGTTTCCTCAATATTGAGAGCAACCATTTTGCGGGCCTTGGCCATACTTCTCCTCTTCATCATAGATAGTTCCTATGTACGGTGCTATCCTGATAATCAGAATAATAACACACGCAAGTCTTTAGTTTAGCGAGTAGTCGCCTTGATTTTTGGTTAGAGAGTTTTGCTGGTTAAAGTGTTTCGAGTTTTGGAAATCTAAGGCTTTTCTTACGAAACAATCATTGCAAATGACTTGAGTTCCCCACGCTTGTCCGCCAAACTTCGGGTTAAAGATGCGCCCGCAAAAGGGGCAGGTTTTAGCACTGGCCATTTATATCTTACGACTCACTTAACTGGGCCTCCTACTATCCAAGCGTCGCAAGTTCGTTTACTAGCGCACTTAAAATCAAAAGCCTCACAATAACCAAGGTCTCCAGCCCGAGTAGTATCCCAAGCATTAGCCGCACTATCTCCAGTTGCTAATCCTTCTTTAATGCAGTTAAGCATCTTTGGGGTTTGAATAAACGCCGCACAATTCCCGCACTTTGATTTTTTTGCTTCAACGACTGTTGTATCCCAACGGTCTGCTTTCTTCTGCCAAAAAGGAGTATTAGGTTCATTTGGATTTAACGGACCATAAGCCGCTTTATCAATTGCGTCTTTTCGGTTGGCTAAATTTTTTTCTACATCGGTAGTTGCGGCAGGGCAACCTTCTGCCTTGCTAACGTAGAAACTAGTTAAATCTACCATTACTCCTCTTCAGAATTCCTTAACGGGAAAGTGGCAACCCATAAGACGCTACAAAATATAATAGCATATCCTACAACAGTTTTAGCGGAGCCATCAAGGACCACCCAAGCAACAAACATGCCGAGCAGAGTCCAGATTTGATTGGCTATATCAGAAAACCATTTCTTCATTACAACCTCCTTCTATAACCTACGCCACCTGCGAGTGCGGCAGTAGTAGCAGACTGAACTGCTATACCAGTTACGATAACTGCACTAACAATCGTCTGTTCTGACTCAGAGCGTTCCTCATCAGACATATCTGCTCCGATACTGCTTATAGCCAATAGAGCCTGAGCAGGGTCAGAAAAAATAGTACTAAGTAATTCTACTGGACTCTCTAATACAACTAGTGCTGCGGCAATCTCGGCAACCACGATTACTTCATTTCCGTTTATATCTTGGCGTACTTCAACTGGAGTAGAAGGTGGTAAGTCTTCAAAAGTAACTCCTGCTGCTTTAATATCCTCAACCTTTACTGCTCCGCCATCTGCTTCCAAAATAAGGGCTTCTGCCACAAGTTCTTTTTCTGCCTCAGTAAACCTTCCGTCTTCAGATAATGCTTGTGATAAGTTATTTACTTCAGAGGTAGTTACGTTTCCATCAGCGTTAATAGCCTCAATAATTAAGTTCTCTTCAGCCATAGTTAATTCGCCTCCTACGCTCAAAGCCTCAATCAAATTAGTTGCTTCAAGGTTAGAAACTATGCCGTCAGACATAAGAATAGAAACTAGCGCAGAAGCCTCGGCAGGTGTAATATTCAAATCTTGTGAGATATTCTCAAAGAGTTCGGGAGTTGTAAATGGTTCTATGGACGGATTTTCTAGCACTGGGTTGTCTATCTCTTGTTGTATTGGTATTGAATTATCTTGTGGGTCAACAAAAGGTGGTTCCACGAGGACTGGCTCTATTACTAAAGGTTCTTCTATCGGTAACGATATTTCTATGGGTGGGTTTTGGTCTAATGTGGGCAACTCAATAATCCCTATTGGCGAAGGCACATCTACGATTGGTTGAGTTACTACTGGTTGAACAACAACTACCGGAATATCTATAACTGGTGGCGTAACTACAGTAGGAGTGTCTACAACTGGAGGCGTAACTACGACTGCGGTATTTGTATCAACTACTGCTGTGGGTGTATCGACTTGGGGCGGTATCAAGTTACTACTTAAAGTATAACTACCAATAGGTCTTTGATTGCCAGTGACATACTCGAAAGAGGTGGCACGAATCGTATAAGTATCAGCAGTCAGTGTTCCACTAAGCCTTGAAGCCCAGAAGTTATCAGTAGTTGAATTGCTATCATCATCTTGAGCAATAACAGTTCTAGTATCTGCTTCGCCACCACGATATAAAATAATCCAAGAATCTACCCAAGCCACACGCTCTACTGTTACTGAATCAACTACCTCAGTTCTTGGTCCAGTAGTTGTAGTAATTACATAAGCGGTGGTCGTATCTACATTTACTACTGTGTCTACATAGGCTATTTCAGGAGTTAGAGTAATTGTTACTTCATTAGCAAAAGACGCTACTGGGGTCATTACTAACCAGCCAATAGCAAAATAAAGTAAGTTTATGTTTCTTAGCCTGCGCAATTAAGTGCTCCATTAAGTTAGTTCCAGTAACTTAATACTTATTATCGCATATAGCCGCTATAAATAAGGCTTGTAGTGCTTACTTAAAGTTTTACTCTAATCATAACTTAATCCGCCAGCACCAAAAGTTTGAACTCCGCCGCTGTTGCTATTTAAGTACTTTGTTTTATCTTCTGAAGTGATACTCTTAAATCTAGCCCCCGTTCCACCTAACGCTCTGCCCATAGAAACAATTGATTCGTGGATAGCCTCTTCTAAATCAACGCCGTTCACTCCGCCAAATTGGATGCCTTCTTTTACTTGATTTAATGCCGTTTTAGAATTCGAAGACAAGTTATCTATGGCTTCTTTACCGCCCACTTTTTGTGCTGTTCTCAAAAGGCTTTCAACATCTTTTACTTTTTGCTGCGCGTCTGGGTCTTTGCCTGCAAATTTTTTTGCTCTATTTAAGGAACTTAGAGAATTTTTTATTTCGTCTTTACTATTTGGTTTTTTTGAACTTAGGCTTGACGGCGCACTTGACCCGCCCCCACCTCCACCTTTTCTTCCATGTGAGGACTGGTTATGTGAGCCATGTTTAAGTAAATCAAACTCTGCCGCTTTACCAACAGAATTGTAGTCCTTGCCTGAAAGTAGTTCATCTGATAATTCGTCACAGTCACCTGCAAGATCTCTTAATGTATTAGCAAAGACACCTAGAGAGGTATTTCTTAATGCTATTGCCCCGTCATCTAGTGCGCTTGACGCTCGTTCTAATGATAGTTGACGATCAGATAACGTAACTCCTTCATTATCTGCCGCTTCAAGATATTGGATAGCGTCGTCAGCGTTTCCTAATGCCTCTTGACCCGCATCGTAATCTTCTTGCGAAATATCTTCACTTTCTAAATCTGCCTCTATTCGGTCTTCAAATTCATCACGCTCTTCGCCCAGTTTGGAGTTAATTTCTTGAGTCTTATCCTTGATAGTTTCAGTTTTTTCTCCGCTGCTAGTCGCAGAGCCGTCGCTGCCGCTGCTTCCACCTCTAGAACCAGCATGGGTTTTTTGGTTATGTGAGCCGTGCTTAAATAAATTAGCCTCTATGACTTTCCTGAATACTGTTATATCTTCTTCAGGGTTCCATTCAGCAAATCCGCCTGTGCCTGAACCTCGAGTTTTTAATCCAACTGCTATCTTATCGCCAATCATTTTAACTGCATGAACTCTAGTCTTGCCCGCTTTATCCAACCTGTCTCCTACCTTAATATCTTTGGCTGATATTTTCGCGGCAGTAAAGGACTTGCTCTCGGAATTTTGGGCACCGCCACCCTTGCCATGAGAACTCTGATTATGTGAAGCGTGTTTTAATAACTGCTCATCTAAAGATTTAGTTAGGCTAGACATTTTATGGCCGACTTGAATATCTGTTTCTTTACCATCTCGATATAACTGAATTAGTACGGCAGGATTATCTTTTTCGCCTTTAATCTTAAACTTAACATTTGGAATATCTAAAGTGCCGTAATCCATTACATGAATAACTTTACCTGTTGCTCTACCGCCTGATGAGTTCCATGAAACCATATCTCCTTCTTTTAAGGACTTGGCTTTATCTAGTGCGGTGTTATAGAGAAACATTAGCCGCTGTATTTTTGTTGTAAGCCCACATAAGTAACCATATAACCAGTAGCAATGTCTGCTGCATCCATTGATAATCCGCTAGTTAGTCGACTTAAAACGCCGCGATTAGTCTTATCAATAGTTTTCGACGCCGATAAAATTTTATCCGCCGCTCTATTTAATTTTTTAATTTTTTCTCCATTATTTTTTATCCCTGCTAATGGCATTAAAGCAGACCTTGCCATCTGTAAATCACCTTGCGCATTACTTAACTTTCTCGCGTCTACTAGAGAAGGCGCCCTTGTGGCTTGTCTAGTAACATCTCGGCTAAGGGCGTCTATCTCTTCGATTAAGCCCAGCGCGTCCTTATCAATCGCGTCTGAAAGTTTGCTGTTAGTGTCAGGATTGGCTTGATTTACACTAGAGTTCGGTTTGGAAGCAGAACCTCCACCTGCTCCGCTACTTCCGCCTCCACCGCTACCTTTTCTTCCATGGCTGGACTGGTTATGCGAACCATGTTTAAGAACTTCTTCTTCTAAGCCGTGATCGTTAAGAAATATTCCCATTATTTACGCCTCTTTTTCTTTAGGAATTTGTATAACAAGATTGGACTCAGATACAGCAACAGAGCAAGCGCACTCGCCCGAACAGCAGGACGATTGCGGTACGAATCCAAGATTTTTCTCATCCATTTTTCTTCTTCCGCTTTGATGGCTTCATTATAGTATCAACATGGACACTATTCACGTCAGGGGAAGATAACTCCACCTTAACTTCTTCAGGCTCAGGTAAGTCCGCACTTATCCTCTTTGCTTTGCCACCGATTGAATAGCCTCTTAATTTTCCTGCCTTTACTAAGTCCCAAGCCCAGTCTTTCCATTGAACTCCCATGAAAACTGTATTGGGTGGATAAGTCACTTGGCTTGTCGTACCATTGGCTTTCATCATAGGAACGCTTAACTCATAAGGGAAAGTCATTACCTCTAACCACTCACCAGCAACCACATCTCTGTTATGTTGTAAATGGATTCTGCGGTCATTGCTCTTTACATAATCCCAAACAGCAACCTGTAATTCATCAGCATCAGTCCATTCAGTATGAGCGTCAATTTGGTTAGGAATGTAAAGCGGTCCTAAGGTAAATTTTCTTTCGTCTGCCTTAATAAAAGGTTCTTCATACTTAAAAGATTTTTCTACGCCGTTAATAATTCCGCTTACCCAACCTTTAGCAGGATCTCCGCCCCAAGCGTCCCAAGCAACTCTTCCGCCTGAAGGAAAGCCTTTTTCTCCTTGACTAAAACCTTTGCCTGCTTTATCGCTTTCATGGCGGGCTAAGAAAGAATTCATACGGCGAATAGTTCTTAAACTTACTGGGCGTCTTGCGGCTAATTGAGCAGCGCGAGCGCGACCAACGCTAGTAAAGCCTCCACCAGCATGTCCTTCTCTAATCCATTCCAATGCTCTTTTAGCAGCACGAGCAACTGAAGCAGGGGGAGTAAAAGTATCTGAGTCTGCCGCCTTATCTATTTCATCTTCAATAGGTTCTACTAGAGTAGTTACGCCATCTCCAGTTAATCCAAAGGCGACTTTATAGTAATCGTACTCACCTTCTTCCCATTGGTCCACATATTTTTCTACTAGCATCTCTTCACCATCAAATAGTTCTTCTAGTTCAATTCCGTCAAATACTAACTCAGTATCTAAAACAACTGGCATATTAGATACTTCATCTTTACTAAAATCTAAACCGCGCTTAGTCAATTCGGCTGTAATATAGTGATGTGTGACTAGCGCGGCTGAATTAAGTTCCTCTTGATTTAACTTCTCATAAAGGCTTAATAGTTTTTCTGCCGTGGCTTTTTCAACCGCGTCAGGAACATTGGCGTATAAGGCTCTTACATGGGCGGCGGCTTTTGCTTTAGTAGTATGGCAAGCAACCATTTCACCTGTGCTCGGTTTAATTACGGCATAGGCAGAACAGCCTTCAACATTAGTAGCAACTTTATACGGCATAGACTTAGTTTACCCCTTAACAGGCTTTTTGAAGGCTCCGCGCCTCTCTAACTCTTTCAATGCCTCTAAATTATCTCCAGCAGCAAATTCCATTAAATCTTGTTCGCTCGCTGTGGAGAAATTAAACTTAGTGCAGGAACCTAGCGTCACTTTTATTTCTTCCATGGCTTATCCCATCCAAATCTTTCTGCCATCGCTACTGCTAGAGGATTACCCTCTGCAGGAACATTTCTTTGTTGCGATAAAACATATTGGGCGAACCCTTCAGCAAATGCTTCGGCTGGTTCAGATTTGCCATACTCGCTCATCATATTAGTTCCCGCTCTTCCATTGTAATCAGCCTCCACTAGTTTCGTTATTATATTATCGCGCTCACCAAAGTTTGAACTTTCTAAATTAGGACGATCTAAGGCATGACCCCACTCATGAGTTAAAGTATAAGTCCTGACTCCTACAACGCTTCCCATCCCCATGCCTACATTATTTACTGGCCTAGGGAACAAAGCGTCTCCCGCTAGAAGCATTTTATTTCCACCTCGGTCTGTAGCGCCAAACGCGTCTTTATCAGGAGCAAGTTCTTTAAGTCTTTTATCGCTAATACGCAGGACTAATGACTCTAAAGGGTACTGCGTTTGTAAGTCATCAATGTCTCGCATTAACGACCCTTCATTTATTTTCGTCTGATGCTTACTAGGATTGTCGCCAGGTTCTGAAAAGACTACAATTTGGCCATTCTTGTACGCTCTTTCAGGTTTAGCCTTTAAGTATTCTTCGTCAGTTCTAGCATAATTTTTCTTCCATTCGCTTTTAGGAATTATTCTTTTCTCATATTTACTTTCCGCTAATCGGCACGAGTCGTCAATAAACGCAACATAATCTTTATTACTCATTTCATGCCACTCGCCCTTTTCCCATTTAGGACCCATACCGCCGCCGTGAGTTTTTTGATTGTGACGACCTGCTAAGTGTTTAGAAATATCGTTTTTGTCTATTAAAGTAATGTGGTCTGCCTTTGCGGTTGGCTTAGTAATTATTATTTCAAAAGCCTCGTCATAACTAAATTTATTCATTTACTACCCTCATTTCCCATACTTTACCTTCCCTGTTTAATACTTCTAGTTTCGCCATTCTAGGCATTAAAAACTCCAGTTCATGGGCATAAGGGTTTTTTTGTTTGTCTAATCCAAAAACGCTATTTGGAAACACTCCTTTAGACTGAGGCGGAACTTCTATCTTAAAAATTAACCCTTGTTGCCCTCCCATTTGCAAAGCAATCATAGGGTCTAAAGTCGTCGAGATAAAGCCTGGGTCTTGAAATACATCGCCTTGCTCGAGTTTCTCGAAAGTCTCTTTTGCTCCACCTTGAAGAGTTACCCCTCTGTACACAGTAAAATTACTTTGCGCAACGGGAGCCGCGTCAATTATTTCATCTAAAGCGTCAGCGTCCATTAAATCTTCGTCGTCTGCACTACCTGCCCGTAATTTTTTATTTAACTCTATGCCATTTGAGCCCACATAATTTTTTAAGAAAACTTCTCCTTCTATTCCTGTTTGGCTAGCACTTAAAAGATTGCGCTCGTTCAATAGTTTCTCTTCTTGCTCGTCAGTACTTGGTTCTACGCTTTCTTGCCACTCACCAAGGTCTTGGTAGATTTTGCTTCTACCACCTGCGTGCGACTGCTGGCTATGGCGACCGGGGGCATGTTTATTTACATTGGCTCGCCTAACTACTTTTAATCCGAGCGCCGAACTATAACCAAATTTATCATTCATTGACTACCTCCACATCCCAGACTTTACCTTCTTTTCTAAGTAGTTGAAACTTGCTATTGCGGGGTAATAAAAACTCGTACTCGCTATTGAAGGCCCTGCCTGCATTTGGTAAAGTACTTCTTTTAGCAATGCTGTTCATAAATATACCTTTACTAGTTTTGGGCACGTTAATTCTTAAGACTATTCCTTGACTGCTTACGCTATCTTCAAGACCTCCAAAGTGCGCAGCAATCCTAGGGTTCAAAGTAGTTGAAGCGAACGCTCCGTCGCTAAAGACATCTCCTTCTTCTAAATCTCCAAAAAAACCTTGAGCCGCTTCGGCTTGTTCTCGGTCAGAGTAACTAGTTTTTACTCCGCGGTAAACAATAACGTCTTCACCTAAAGAGGGTGCCATATCAAAGGCTTCATCAAAGACTCTTACCTCTTGCCGCAGACCTGAGTCTAAGTATCCTTCCCTTAAATGATCGTTTATTGCGTAGCCTGAACCTTGATATTCGGCAAAGACCGCTACTTGTTCTGGCGTCCATTCCGCCTCTTGGCTTTTTGATATTTTATCTTGTTCTTCTATGGTCGGTTTATTACTTTTATTATCGTACTCATACATAAATGTTCCTAAATCTTGATACACGGGACCGAAGTCTTTACTACCTCTGCCACCTGCATGAGATTGTTGGTTATGGCGACCAGGAGCGTGCTTACTTAAATCTTTTTTCTCGACTAAAGTAATATGCTCAGCCTTTAATATAAACGCTTGTAGTGCCATTATGAAAGCCTATCAAACATATGAACGCCGCTTTCTATGCCTGTGTATTTTAATTCCACATTTCTCGGTAGCAGCATTTCTAACTCAGACGCATAACTATCTGTATGAGTGTTCAAATATCCATTTACGAATAACCCTTGAGTAAAAGAGCCGCTGTTAATTTGCATCACGGCTTTAGGTTTATTATCATACGGGTTCAAGTTGGAAAGTTTATCGAGCATAAACTTGCCGTCAGGCGATGTTAAATCGCGTATGGTAGTTGAAGTGAAACCTTTATCTTTGAAAACTGTGCCGACAGATAACTTTTCTAACACATCTTTATCCATAACTCTATACAATATGGCATTTTCTTCCATACGAGGTGCTTGGGATATGGCTCGGTCGATTAGTTCAGTTTTTCTTTCGACACTTCCTTTAGATTCTCTACCATATGACCATTCTCTTACAACTTTTTGTTTATCCTTAACCGAACTTGCTCTTGCGTAAGCGTTTATCAAATCAGAATCTCCGTCTTGATACCCATTTACTGTTAACTCTTCTTCTTCCCAATCTTCGTTTTCCATCTTAACTCCGAAAGCGTAATCGTCTCCGTATTTCGGTTTTATAGAGTCAGAAGTTAGAAGGATTCCTTTAGACCTTCCCCCTGCGTGGCTTTGCTGACTATGCTGACCTGCTAAATGTTTAGCAACATCTTTCTTTTTAATAATAGTTAAACCAATCGTTGATGAATACCCGAAGTACTCA